AAAGCAACACCAGAATCTGTAAAACAAAAATTGGAGGCATTATGAAAACACTAACATCTTTTATTGCTCCAGAAAAAGCAAAGTTTATGTTCCAAAACACATCACAAGGACCTGTAATGTGGGTTGTATCTGACGAAGGAAACAAAAAACTTTTTAGATTTCGTGGAAAAACAATTCGTGATAAAGATAAAAACTTTTCACACATGAAATATTATTTGGAAGAAATATGACTAAAGAAAAAAAAGTAACAATTAAAATGGATGTGCGTTCTGCTGCTGCGGTTCGTCAAGTCCTGTTTGATTCACAAAAAGGTTATACTATTGATGTGAATACTGTTCCTCCTCGTATTTTTGATATCCGTGAGGTTATTACTGATCTTGATGATGCAATTAATCAAGTATTAGGAAAAGAATAATGATTTCAATCCCCTTTTTCTAAATAAAAGAAAATGGGGATTTTTTAATGTCGGGGAATAGATCAGCGCAAGAAACTAATATATTGAGAGAAGTTAACAAATTTATTATTGCTGCTGGAGGACCAGTAATAATAAAAGGAAGGAATGGGTTTGAAATTAGAGATGTATCTAGTTTAATTGAAGATTTTTTGGGTGACAAATCAGCAGCAGATTTAATTGTATCAACTTCTTCTGGGGTTAACTATAAAATTTCTTGCAAACAACATAATCCTATTAATTTTGCTGGTGCTGGGCTTAAAAGTTTTGTGGATGATATAGAAATGAAATTATGGATGAATAAAGTTTTAAGAAAAGTAGCAACCGAACTTAATTCATACTTTAAACCATATAAAGACCAGGCAATGAATAGAATTGGTAATTATTTAATTGCAGACATACAAAAAAATCCTGCAAATGCACCCTTAGATAAATCAACAGAAGAAAAAATTAAAAATGAATACGATAAACTGCTTTCAGTGGTAATACCTGATGTTTATATTAAGATACCAGATAGTATGAGATTGGAGATATTTACTGCTGCCAATGTTGGTGGTCCAATTAATTATTACATTTTGAATGGTAGTGCAAATTCATTTTCTACTGACACTCAAGCAAAAACTATAACCATAAATGATTGTGATATTTTGAGCACAAATAAAATGGTTAAATCTGGGGAAACATTATATCTTGTGATTAGAAAAAGGAGAGCGGACCAATTGTTTTCTTTGAAAGACAATAGGGGAAATTTTTTAAGAACTAAAGATGGATTTTTGAGAATATTTTCCAAATCATTATCAAAATCTGATATTGGTGCAAGAGTTCAAATAAGAGAGAAAGAACAACTTCCAAAAAAGTTAAAAGATGCAATAATACAAGGAACTGCAATAAAAACAACCAACGTTACGGCAAACTCAATTATTTTGGAGATCGATTGACAATTATAAATATTTAAAAACTAAGTAATGATGAAGAGTTTTGCTAATTTTTTCAGAGAAGCAGTAGAGACCTTGGCATCTACCGAAGCAAAGAATCGTGGACTTGTCGGTAACGGTCATGGGGATTGGTACGACAAACAAGGAAATTTTGTAGCGAAAACTGTTAATGGTAAGTTGAAATTCTACGGTCAGGGAGATACTACGTCTAAAGATGGAGTACCAGGAGAGGAAATAAAACAATCACAGCAGGTAAATACCTCTCCAGAGCAAGAAGAACAACCTCAAGAAGCAAAGGGTGTGGTTGTTGTTATTGGTAGATTTAACCCACCATCAAAAAATCATCAGCAATTATTAAAAGCAGGATTTTCTGAAGCAAAACGTAGAGGATTTGAATATAGAATCTATCCAAGCAGAATTCAAGATTCTACTTCCAATCCTTTAAATCCTACATTAAAGATTTCGTATATGAAATCTATGTTTCCTGAATATGGTGATTATATCATTGATAATGAAGATGCAAAAACTATATTTGATATTCTTGAATCTCTTTATGGTGATGGGTATAGTGATGTCGTATTAGTTGTAGGTCAAGAAAGACTCGGTGAATTTCAAAGTTTAGTGCATAAAGCAGAAGGACAGGGATATGAATTTGCCAATTTGGAAGTAATCACCGCAGGAGTAAAAGATCCAGATAGTGAAGTGGAATCACCTGGTTCTTCTGCTTTAATGAAAGCTGCTGTTGCTATGAATGATTTTTATAAATTTGGGGCTGGATTGCCTACATCAATGGACCCAGGAGAGAAAAAAGAACTCTTTAATACTCTTAAAAAGTCCATGAGTGTTAGTGAATCTACTGAGGCATGGAGAATAGAACCAGAGTTTGATTACGATGGATTGAGGTGGAATTATAAAAATAATAATCTTTTTGGTGTTGGGACTTTTGTTGAAAATGTAAATAGTGGATTAGTTGGAAAAATAATTAGAAGAGGTGCAAATTACTTGATTTGCGTAACGGAAGACAATCTTATGTTTAAGAGTTGGTTAAAAGATGTTAGAGAGGTGTATGAGATTGGAACAGATGAATATAGGGAGTATGTTCAATCTGTTACACCTGGAGAAAAAGTTAAAAATTTTTTAGTTGGTAGAAATAAAAAGTCCTCAGTTTCTACTAAAAACTATAAATAAAGATATAACGGGTACTTTTTAACTTAAATGACTTACTGGGAAAAGTATATTTTTGAATCAAAAGAAGATGAAAAATCTAATAAAAAAGAACTTTCGGCAAAAAAAAGAAAAGCTGCCCAAAAAGTATTAGACGAACTTACAAAAAAGAAAAGTAAAAATAAAAAAAACGAAAGTGCATACACAAAGTATTTAAAACAACAACTTGAGTTTAAAAAGCAAAAGTACGAAGATCAAAAGAAAAGACAGATAGAAAAAGCAAAAGATGCTGGTGAAAAAGATAAAGCAAAAGCAAAAGAAGCATTATCTAAAACAAATATTCAAAGAATTAGTTATAAAGATGCGGATCTTACTGCCCATGGAAAAGCAGTTGAGAATCTTGGGTCATTAGCATTTGGACTTGCTAAAGCTGCACATCATGGATTGGAGTCTCGTAAAAAAAGAAAAGAGGCAGAGAAGAAAGCATTAGAAAGTCAAAATGCTAAAAAAGAACCAGGACAACCAGGAAGACCAAAAACTAGAGATCAAAGACCAAACTCTGATGGAGCAGGAAGAGATGTGAAAGGACAACTTCCTGGAACACCAGAAAGGAAAAAATTAGTACCTTCAACAAAGAGACTTCCTCCTGCTTCTAAAAAAATTGGTCCTGCAGGTGGAGCACCATATCAAGCACCACCTGCTCCACAAAGAGGAACTGGTATGAGTCTAGGGCAAAGAGCAAGAAGAAATCCTGCATTAAAATCTGCACTTATAAAAACTAGAATGGAAGAGTACTCAAATTGGAGAGAAGAATTTTTATTTGAAGTTGACGATAAAATGAATAAAGTTGAAAAGAAAAAAATTATTGATATTATGCAAGGAAAAAATAATATTGAAATGAATCCAAGTGTAATGGAGGACCATAAAGAAATTGAAAGTGGTCATAAGAAAGATGATGAAGGTTATATGGCTAACGTTGAGTTAGATCAAATGGAAAGAGCAATTAAAGCACTTCGCAAGAAAGTGAAGAAAGCAGATACGCAACTTCCTGCTTGGGTTCAATCTAAAATCACAAGAGCAGCAGACTATATTGATACTGCTTCTGAATATATGCAAAGTGAATCATATGAGGATGATATGTTTCGTCAACATTCAAAATCTGAGATGAACTTACCAAGTGATTCTTCTTCATCTGCAACAAAATCTTTTCTTAAAAGAATGAGAGAATTGAATATGAATCCAGAAAAACCAAAAAAGAAAAAGAAAAAAAAAGAAAAAGTTATGAGTGAAGAAATGGATAAGAAAAAAATTCTTATCCTTATGCTTCTAAAAGCACTTGAAAATCAAAAAAGAAGAAAAAACTCTCAATTAATTAATGGTATTATTGGTGAGGGAGTCGATAAGGACAACATGAAGTGCAATAAACCAAAAGCACAAGCACATGGTTCTGGTGAAACTGGAAAATCTCACGTTGTAAAGGCATGTGAAGGTGGTGAAGAAAAGTTAATCCGTTTCGGGCAACTTGGAGTTAAGGGTTCACCAAAAAAGAAAGGTGAATCTAAAGCATATGCAAGTCGTCGTCATAAATTTCAAACAAGACACGCAAAAAATATTGCAAGGGGAAAGATGAGTGCCGCATATTGGGCAAACAAAGTTAAGTGGTAATTGTTAAATTAGTGTTAATTAGATAAATATTTTTAGTCCAATCTAAGAGGATTATCATGGGCGCAGTAGTAGCGGTTGTAAAACCAATTCTAATTCAAATTGCGACACATCCAGCAGTTAAAAATCTTGTTATTGAACTTTTAACTAAGTATGTGAAGTCAACTGATAATAGCATTGATGATGTAGTACTTACTCTTGTAAAAGATAAACTCTTTACACCACAAGTATGATTACTTGTTTTGTGACTAATTGGGGAATAACCATTGCTCTTGGTCTTTTGTTGACTGCCTCTGAGTGGTTAGCAAAAACAAAAAGATTCAAAGAAAATGGTTTACTTGATTTAATAACTAACTTTTTAAAGGTAATTTTGAAGAAGGGGTAAATTGCAACCTTACCCCTTTTATAAATAAGTTTAGGAAATTTTTTTACGGAAAAGAACAAGATGGCACTCTGGGGTAAAAAAGACGACGTTTATTCTGCTGGTACAATTGCAGTTAATTATGCTACAAAAACTGTAACTGGAACTGGTACTACTTTCACTGCATTGAGTGTGGGTGATGTAATTTCCATTGGAACTGGTAATACTTTTGGACAAGCTGTAGTATCTGGTATTACTTCAAATACTGTTATTTCAATTGCATCTACACAGTACCTCAGTGGTGCTGCAATCTCTGAACAACAGTGGATAGCATCTCAAAGACCAAAGTATACCTTGTTTGATTCAAACTATAGATCTACGGAGATTTATGGTGTATCTAATGATGAAGTTGCTGTAGCACATACAACTGCTTACTCTGTAGCACATGGTGGATGGGTTGGTATTCATACCTACGTTGATACACATGGCAGGTTAAGAGTTAAGCATGAAGTTCTTGTAGCAATGTCTGGAATTACTGCTGGAGTTGCTGGAACTACAGGAGCAGGTGGTGATGCAGCAGACGACAGCAAGCTTCTACCATAATTTATAGTATATGAGATTTGATGAATTGAACGAAGACAATTATCTTCTCTTTGCAATTAAGCATTACGAAAATCCTCAGGCAGTGACCAAAGAAGATTTTTATGATGATTTGAAAAGGTTCAAATGGATAAAGAAATTACTAAGAAGATATAAGAAAGAAGGTGAACTAAAAGTTCATCTTCTGATTAATCATTTTATTATTCTTTATAACGTTTTCGGTGATGCTGCTACTCCTTTACTGTTTTACAAAATAGACAAAGAATTTTGGGGAGTTTTAAAAACCTTCGTAGTGTACCTTGATAGACTTCCAGAATATCCACATACTAACATACATGATGTTGATATTGATTTAGATTGTATGAAACAATTAGATACTATTTAAATGAAAAAAGATTTACTGGATAAAATTTTAAATTATATAAGAGAGGAAATGTCCCTCTCTGCATTGCCAACAAACAATGTTGGTGGCGGGAAGATTGCTGGAACACCAGAATCAGACCCAGGAAATCCTCCAGTAAAATTAACGGGAAGAAAAACAAAGAAATATATTTACGGGAAAGGGTATCGTAAACTTTGGAAACCATAGTAAAATGTTCTCTCAGGAATCAAAATTAGCAGTTCTTGAATCTAAACTCAGTATTTACGAGGATTTATCTCGTGAAATGCTTACAAAACTAGAAACGGCGGTTGAAAAAATATCAGAAGGCAATAATCGCATTGCTACAATTCTTGCAAAGCATGATGAGAGAATTGAGCAAAGTATTAAAACTGATGAACTTCTTGTGAGAATGATTGATGAGATTAAAGAAGAAAATGAGAAAGAACATCAGGAAATAAATAAAAAGTTTGAGAAAATAGAACAAAAAATAGAAGAATTAATTAAGTTTAGATGGCAAGTTGGTGGAGTTGCTGCTGTTGCTGTTGTATTAATCACCATAATAAATGCCTTTGTTCCCAAATTTTTAGGCAATTCGCAATTGACACCTGCCCAATATCCGAGTAGCATAGAGAGAGCAAGGTGAACCCCATTTCAAATGAGTTTTATTGATTCCAAATATATCGGGTTGGTTTCATCCCGTCTGCATAAATTCACTAAGAAAAAAGAAGGTCTTTACAATTTTCGTTGCCCTTATTGTGGGGATAGTCAAAGGACAAAGAGTAAAGCAAGAGGATATATTTACAAATTAAAGAATGACTATAATTTTAAGTGCCATAACTGTGGAGTATCTAGGACGTTTACGAACTTCCTGAAAGACATGGATACGGTCTTGTATGACCAGTATGTAATGGAAAGATATAAGAATGGTCTAACTGGAAAGGGAAGTCAGACAAAGACACCAGAATTTAAGTTTGAAAAACCTGATTTTTCAAAAAAGTCTTTTGACCTACCAACCATAGCAGAACTAAATAAAGAACACTTGGCAAGACAATATCTAGAGAACAGAAAAATTCCACAAGAATATTTTCGTGATTTGTATTTTTGTCAAAACTTCAAAGAGTGGACAAACACTCAGAAGCATACATTCGATAATTTAGACAACGACGAACCAAGAATCATTATCCCTCTTATCAATCACGGAAAAATCTTTGGGTTTCAAGGTCGCAGTCTGAATAAGAATTCAAAAGTTAAATACATTACAATTATCCTAGACGACAACCATCCAAAAATATATGGTTTAGATAAAGCAGACTATACTAAAACTGTTTATGTCGTTGAGGGACCAATCGATAGTATGTTTTTAGATAATGCAATTGCTATGGTTGGAGCAGACATTGACTACATGTTTTTCATTAGTAACTTTGAATCGGATTTTGTGATGGTTTATGATAATGAAAAACGCAACAAGCAGATTGTTCAGAGAATGGAAAAAGTAATTGACTTGAAATTTCCTATTGTAATTTGGCCTAATGATTTAACAGAAAAGGATATCAATGATATGATACTTAAAGGCATTGATGTCAACAAAATTGTAAAAGAAAATACCTTTATGGGATTAGAAGCAAAAGCAAAACTTATTGGTTGGAAACGAGTATGAGCAACGGTACAAAGGTAATTAAAAGAAATGGGTCCATTGAAGGTTTAGACCTCAATAAACTACATTTGATGGTGGATGAAGCATGTAAAGATTTGGCTGGTGTATCTGCGTCACAGGTTGAGATGCAGTCTGGTATTCAATTTTATGATGGAATTACTACTGCAGAGATTCAAGAAATTCTGATTCGATCTGCTTCTGATTTGATTGATTTGGAAAATCCAAATTATCAATTTGTTGCAGCAAGACTTCTTTTATTCTCTGTAAGAAAGTCACTTTATGGTAAAATTCAAGACCATCCAACATTCCTTACACATATTCAAAAATGCGTAGAGTTGGGCATATATGATGAAAAAATCTTGCAAGACTATACTCATGAAGAAATTAACAGACTTGGTTTGTACATCAATCATAATCGTGACTATTTGTTCACTTATGCAGGTCTACGTCAAGTCGTTGATAAGTACCTCGTGCAGGATAGAAGCAGTGGCAAAGTCTATGAGACACCACAGTTTATGTACATGATGATTGCAGCAACTATTTTTTCTCAATATCCAAAAGAAACTAGAATGTCATATGTCAGGAGGTACTATGACGCAATCTCAAAGCACAAAATCAACATCCCCACTCCCATCATGGCAGGAGTGCGAACACCACTTAGACAATTTGCTAGTTGTGTTCTTGTTGACTCTGATGACACCCTCGATTCTATCTTTAGCTCTGATATGGCTATTGGCAGATACGTTGCACAAAGGGCGGGTATCGGTATCAACGCAGGTCGAATCCGTGGCATCAACTCTAAAATCAGAGGTGGAGAAGTGCAACACACAGGTGTTGTCCCATTTCTCAAAAAGTTTGAGGCAACTGTCCGATGCTGCACTCAAAATGGCATCAGAGGTGGATCAGCTACGGTTCACTTTCCCATTTGGCATCAAGAAATAGAAGATATTCTAGTTCTTAAAAATAACAAGGGAACCGAAGATAATCGTGTTCGTAAACTTGATTATTCGATTCAAATCAGTAAGTTGTTTTATGAAAGATTTATTCAAGACGGTGAGATTACGTTATTCTCCCCACATGATGTACCTGGACTTTATCCTAACTTTGGACTCCCTGCTTTTGATGAGCTCTACATGGCATATGAAAAGGATTCGTCCATTCCGAAAAAAACTATTAAAGCACAAGAACTTATCCTTAATCTTCTTAAAGAACGTGCGGAAACGGGTCGAATCTATATTATGAATATTGACCATTGCAATTCACACTCTTCATTCCTCGATAAAGTTGAAATGAGCAATCTTTGTCAAGAAATTACTCTCCCAACAAAACCACTGAATCATATTGATGATCCAAATGGTGAAATTGCTCTTTGTATTCTTAGTGCAGTAAATGTTGGTAGAGTAAAAGATGATGAGGAGTTTGAAGAACTTTGCGATCTTTCAGTTCGTGGTTTAGAAGAGTTGATTGATTATCAGCAGTATCCTGTTATTGCTGCTGAAAAGTCTACAAAGGCACGTCGTTCTCTTGGAGTTGGTTTTATTGGTCTTGCACACTATTTGGCAAAACTTGGATTTGACTACGATTCTCAAGAGGCATGGGATGCTGTTCATGGTCTTTCTGAATCATTCCAGTATTTCCTTTTGAAGTCATCTAATGAGATTGCAAAAGAAAAAGGAGCATGTGAATATTTTAATAGGACCAAATATTCGCAGGGAATTCTTCCAATTAATACTTATAAAAAAGATGTAGACGAAATTACTTCTATTGGATTGCAACATGATTGGGAAAGTCTTAGAGCATCAATTCTGGAATATGGTCTCAGACACTCAACACTGTCCGCACAGATGCCATCGGAGAGCAGTTCCGTTGTGTCAAATGCAACCAATGGAATCGAACCACCTAGAGGATACTTGTCCATTAAGAAATCGAAGAAGGGTCCACTCAAACAGATTGTACCTCAATACCAACATCTTAAAAATCATTACACTCTTCTTTGGGACATGCCTAATAATAATGGTTATATCAATGTTGTTTCTGTAATGCAAAAGTTCTTTGACCAAGCAATTTCTGGAAACTGGAGTTACAACCCAGAGAATTATCCCGATAATGAAGTTCCAGTAAGTGTTATGGCAAATGACTTCCTGAAGACATATAAGTATGGATGGAAGACATCTTATTACCAGAATACATATGATATTAAGACTGATGAAGTAAAGGAGGATAAAAAATCAGCAGACGATTTAATCGCAGAAATTTTAAGTTCCGAAGGAGAAGAAGATTGTGAATCATGTAAAATTTAGAGTTAACCAGAATGAGTCAACTGGTATTAATGGAATGACAGTATTCAATACAGAAGAATATGATGTTAAAAAACAACCAATGTTTTTTGGAAAACCATTGGGTGTTCAAAGATATGATTCATACAAGTATCCAATTTTTGAAAAACTAACTACTCAACAACTAGGATACTTTTGGAGACCTGAAGAGGTCTCCCTCCAGAAAGATCGTGCTGATTATCAAACATTACGTCCTGAACAGAAGCATATCTTTACTTCTAATTTGAAGTATCAGATTCTTCTAGATTCTGTTCAGGGTCGTGGTCCTGGTATGGCATTCATTCCTTACTGCTCACTGCCAGAGTTAGAGGCATGTATGACTGTTTGGGAATTCATGGAAATGATTCACTCTCGTTCATACACTTATATTATTAAGAATATATATTCAAATCCTTCTGATGTATTTGATTCAATTTTATCTAATGATAAAATTTTAGAAAGATCTACCTCCGTTACTGGTGCGTATGATGATTTTATCAATTCTGCACAGCAATATGGCATCTCAAATGATTGGTTGTTTGCACAAGAAGGTGCTGGATATGCTAGAGAGGGAAGAATGGAACTTAAAAGAAAACTTTATCGTGCTATTGCAAATGTCAACATTCTCGAAGGTATCAGGTTTTATGTCTCGTTCGCTTGCAGTTTTGCGTTCGGAGAACTTAAGCTTATGGAGGGATCCGCTAAAATTATCTCTCTCATCGCAAGAGACGAAAATCAGCACCTTGTCATTACTCAAAACATCCTCAATAAGTGGCGTGAAGGGGATGATCCAGAAATGCAACAAATTGCTAAAGAGGAAGAGGAATGGGTAAAAACTTCCTTTGAAAATTGTGTGGATGAGGAAAAAAGATGGGCTCAATATCTATTTAAAGACGGTTCTATGATTGGATTGAATGATAAACTCCTTCATCAATATGTTGAGTGGATTGCAAATCGTCGTATGAAAGCAATTGGAATTAAACCAATCTATGATATTCCCGCAAAAAACAATCCACTTCCTTGGACTGAGCATTGGATTTCTTCTAAGGGGCTTCAAGTTGCTCCACAAGAAACAGAGGTTGAATCATATGTTGTTGGTGGTATTAAACAAGATTTGAAAAAAGATACTTTTGCTGGTTTCCAACTTTAATTTTCGGGGGCATATGCCCCTTTTTTTATAAATAACTAAAAAACTAGAGTATAAGAATGTCCAGCATTAACGATATAAAAGACTTATATACCCAAATTAAAGTTTCTGAAACAAAGGGGACTCTCCTTTCTGAGGCAAGTTTTGATATTGGACCTGGGCATAAAGATGCACAGAAGACTCAGAAGTTATATAATAAAGGATCAAGGACTGACAATCCAAATGAAAAAGAACAGTTTTTAAAAAGAACTGGTCCACAACTTCCACTAGCAAAAGCAAAAGCAGGAATGCAAGTTGCTAGTTATGAACTAGATGGTGAAATGGTTGATGAAGCAAAAGGTATGAGTAAAGATGAGATGTCATCTATTCTTAAAGGACACAAATATTCTAAAAGGGAACTTCTGGATATGAGTAAAAAATCAACTAAAGAAGGTAGACACGGAGAGGCTGCTGCATTTTATCAAGAGTTTGAAAAGGAAGAATATATTGCAGAAAGAGAAATGACCTCTTCAGAAATTAAAAAAGAGAAGAAACTTAAGAATAAGTATGACACTTCAGCAATGAAGAAGAGTATGATAGACCAATACGGAAAGGAAAGAGGAACTCAAATTTACTTTGCAACCATCCGCAAGCAAGCAATGGCAAATTCATTTGAACCAGAAGGTGAGCAACTCGATGAGGTTGCTCCTCTAGTTGCTGGTGGACTTGCTCTAGGTGGTGCCGCACTTGCAGGGATGGCAATTAATAGAGCAAAACAAGCAGCAAAGTCTGGAGTGGATGCAGCAAATAAAGGCAAACAAATTAAGAATCCAGGAACAGGCATTGCTGGTGCTGCATATGGAATTCAGAAACGCAACAATGCACTTAATGATGCAATGAAGCAACTAAATCAATCATTTGACTTTGATGATGCTTATGATTATATTATTGAAATGTTAGTTGCTGCTGATTATGCAGAAGACTATGAAGCAGCAGAAGTAATGTTTGAGCACATTAGTGATGAGTTCACTTCAGTAATTCTAGAAGAATATATTGAAGAAAAGGCAAGAGGAACTAGAAAGAAGACAACAGTTCACGCATATGATGTTGATGAAACCCTTTTTGGGCACGGTAAAAAAGGAAAACCAAACGTTCAGGTTCACGTAAATGATGAATCTGGGAAGAGAGTTCAGAGTTTAAGTAATCAAGAATTCAATACCCATAAACTAAAACCAGGACATAAGTATGATTTTAGTGAGTTCCAGAGTGCTAAGACATTCTCTAAAACTTCAAGTCCAAATAAAAAAGTAATTAAAGATATCAAGAGAAAGCAAGCAAGAGGACAAAACGTTCACTTGATTACTGCTCGTTCAAAGTTTGATAATCCAAGTGAATTCCAAGGACATCTAAAGAAGCACGGAATTGATGTAGAAAAGTCTAATATTCATTATACTGGTGGAATGAGAGGTGGTGATATTGGTAAGAAAAAAGTTGATGTTGCTAATGCAGTAGCAAAGCAAAGTGGTGCTAAGACTACCCATATGTATGATGATGCTGCTAAAGTCCATAAGGCATTTGAGAAAGAAAAGCAAGATAATCCAACATCAAAAACAATCAAAACTCATATGGTTGCACCAGATAGTTCTGGAGAATCAAGGGTTCGTTCTTTCCAAGCAACAAAGGGTGGAAGCACTGGTGGACCACAAAAGACTACCAAGGAAAAGCAACGTGCTAGAAAGAAAGCAAGAAAGAATATGGGTGAGGAAATGACTGCTTATGAATATTGGAAGCAGTTCATTTCTGAAGCACCTGGAGGGCAGGCAAAATTTTGGGATAGTAATATGGGAAAATTTGTTACTAAAGTTTCCAATACTGCTAAATCTGCAGGGGAATATCTTGCACCATCTGCAGAAAAGTCTGCTGAGCCTTCTGTTCGTGCTGGTGTTAGAAAATCAAGTACTGGATTTTCTCATGTAGATAGTATGGACAAAGCACCAAAACCAGCAGGACCAGAAAAAGCAAAAGCAAAACCATCAATAACTGCAGATTCTGGAAGAGGTGGTGATGCTGCCTTCCGTGCTGGTGGTGGAAATGCTGCTTTAGCTTTAAAACCAGGAATGAATAGACAGCAAGTTCAAGCAGCAGGAATGGCAGCATTGAGATCGAAACCAAAAGTTGGAAATACTCCACCACAAGAAGGAACTGGTAAAGCAGGTCCATCTGACACAAAACCAAATAAAGTTATAACCGCAACAAATATTGCAGGTAAGCAGCAAAAAGTAACTACAAATAAAGCATATGATGTCACTGTTGGTGGTAAAAAAGGAACTGCAACCTATGGTGATAAGGGTCAGAGAATGATTCGTGCAAACATTGGTAATGCTGGTGTTAATCAAGTTAAAGCAGGAAAAGCAAAAGTTGGACAGTCTTATGGAGCAACTTTGGGTGGAGTAAAAGGTTCTGTTAAGTATGATGCACAAGGAAACAGAAGTTTCCAAGCATTACAAAAACCAGCAGCACCAGCAAAACCACCAAAACCAGCAAAGTGATATGAAAACTTTTTTAGAATTTTATAATGAAGTTTAATTTTTCATTTGGAAATAAAAAACCAGACAAAAAACAAATCATTGTTGTAAGTGTGATTTGTTCTATAGTAATATCTACATTATCTCAATGCACAGGAGTATCCGAAAATGGACTATGGGACTTACTGGACGAGATTCAAAGAAAATATTTCCCACAAACTATTCTTAATGAACTTATTCTTCAAGACCCTAACCAAGTAAAGCGTAGGGCTGAGAGAGATGTAACCAGAGCAATTGATGAAGTCACACCTGAGTATGACCGTATCATTGCTGAGTCTAATAAAAGATATAAACCAAAGTATGTTGAGAAAGCACCAGATGGCAGTGAGGCACAAAAACTGCTTGGTGGAGAGATGCGAATTTGTGCTCCTTGGGTAATTGATTGTACTAATTAATAATAGTACTAAGGATAAATAAAGAATAAATATATTTATAAAGAGTACTTTTTACTACCCTCGGTAAGATGAATAAGGAAGATTTTGGTGCGGTTAAAAATTTATATGAAAGTATTATTAATGAAGCTCCTTTGAGAGACGAACCACTTTGGGATGGTCCAGGTGATAACAAACCAGCAGGACCAGAAAAGGCAAAACCGACAACATCAAAACCAGATATATTTGCTAGAAGTAGAGAGACTGCAAATAGATTAGGTCTTCAGGCAACTGCTAGAAATCTAGCAGGTCCAACTGCTGCTACTGCTCTTGGGGCAAAACCAACTTCTGTTAAACCTGCAAAACCAGGAACATCGTCACCTGCGAATGCAACAACTGCACAAAAAATCAAAGGTGGACTTGATGTTTATAAGTCTCAGATTAAGTCTGGAGATATAAAAGGAGCAGAAGCAACAGGAAAAGCAACCTGGGCAGCAGCAAATCCAAAACTTGCTGCAAAAGTAAATTCTGATGGAACTCAGAAAGGAACGGGACAAAGTAAGATGTCTCAGCAAGCTGCAGAGTTGAGGGACATGCAGAAGGCATCTCAAATGAGACAGCAAGGTGCAAATGTAACTGGTGCTAATATTACAAGTGTTAGAAAGGATGTAGAAGCAGCAAATAAACCAGAAGTACTAAATAAACCAGCACCTGCTGGTAGTGCTCTTGCAGCACAACAAGCACAGCAAGCAAAACCAACACCTTCAACGTCACCAATCAAAAAACCAGGTGCGGTGATGAGTTCATTCGAATGGGGAACTATGTCAACAATCAAGGATGTTTCGAACTTATATTCCTCAATCTATGAAGGAAAGAAAAAAGACCAAGACCAAGATGGTGATAATGACTTTGCAGATGTAAGAATTGCAAGAATGATTGCATCTGGAATGTCAAGAGCAGAAGCAATCGCAGCAGTTAAAAACAAAGAATACAATGAAGAGTATGAACTAGATGAAGCAACTAGAATGCGTAAGGAACTTGGTAAAGAAGGTGAGATTGCAACCCGTAAGGAACTTGCAGCACGTTCCAAAGCATTCAAACGTTCTGGTAGTGTAGATAAGACCATCGAAGCAGCAGAAAGAGGTGCTGCCCGTCCCTATATCAAGCACAAACGTGATGAGTCTTCAGAGGATAGAAAGAAGAGAGAAGAGAATCAAAGTAGAACTTTAAGAGGTCTTGCATCATCAAGAAGAGGTTCAGTAAGAGATAAACCTAGAGTAAGTCTTAGAGGTTATGCTGCTAAGGTTGAAGGTTCTGATAGAGACCTACAATCAGCAAGAAGTTCTGCAATGTCTGCTGGAACTTTAACACCAAAAGAGAAGAAGCAACTGGGTGAAGAGTATCAAATTTATGAGATTGTAGTATCGTATCTTCTAGAGAACAACTTTGCAGAAACTCTAAATGATGCAAATGTAATCATTGAAAATATGAGTGATAAATGGTTGGAAGAAATTCTTCTTGAAGCACCTGGAGAGTGGTTTGGTGGATTGAGAGATAAGGCTCGTGCAAGCAGAGCAGCACAGATGCAGTCAGCAAAACCAACTCCAAAACCAGGACCAACTGCATCTTCACCATTTGCAAAACCAGCAAGTCGCAATGATAGTGGTAGATTAACAACCTATGGTGCAGGTGGTGGATCTGCAGCAGAAAGGGGAGGTCAAACTCGTTCTCAAGTTATGCAGCAAGGTGCTAAAAATCTTGAAAATAAAAATAGAAATCCTGGACCAAATTTCGGTCGTTGATTTTTAAATCCCAACAAAATTCTACACCCTCTTGACGGGGGTGTTTTTTTATGAGTAAAATAACTCTGTGGAGTTTCAAGATTATTCTAGGTTCTAAATAGCTCAAAGTAAACTAATGGTTATGAGTTATGAGAATCCCTGGATCTACAATGGGGAAATTTTTGAGTCTTCTGATATTCAAGATTATTTTGGTTTTGTATATTTCATACATTGCCGTCAAACTGGTCGTAGTTATATTGGTCGAAAGTATTTCTGGAGTTTCCGCAAACCAACAGGAAAATCTAGAAAAGTTAAGTCAGAGTCTGATTGGAAAAAGTATTACGGATCCTGTCCAGAACTTAAAGCAGATGTTAACACTTGGGGAAAAGCATCCTGTGACAGAAGAATACTTAGCCTCCATAAGACAAAAGGAAAATGCAACTATGAAGAAACCAGACAACTCTTTGTAAATAACGTCTTGACTGAGGCACTTGACGATGGGACTCCTGCGTATTATAATTCTAATGTCCTAGGAAGATACTATCGGAAGGATTACTTTAATGAATGACCTAAAAGTTAAAAAAGTTTGCAACACACTAATTGAGCAGCATATTAATCGTATGCACGAATTGTGTGATGAGGGTCGAATTAAAGATGCTGAAAGTGTCTATAGTGAGATTCGAGATTGGGTAATTCAAAAAGAAAATCTTGAAGTAATTTCTCTTGGGTATATAAGTGGTTATTTTTGCGATTTTTAAGTCAAAATAAATAATCACTTATAATGAAATATATTATGAGATTTTGAAGTGAAATTAGAGCCGTGGAGATTGCCCCTTGAGAAAGGGGAAGTGCGCTTTCTCTATACGGATGTAGAGTTCAATTAATTTTAATGCAAAACATCTTTACTGTAGCCCTGCCTCTTCTGGCAACGGTTACAACCAATGCGGCAACACTGCCATTCGTCAACTACAAGATGCAAGGATCACCTCCACCAGTGGAGCAAAAAATATCCTTGAATGAGATTAAAGAAATGAATCTTGTAGATGAAAAGAAGACAGCAATCCGAGAGGTTGCTCCCGAAAAGCCAAAAGAGAAAAGGCTAATTTGTAAAGGGTGTTCAGAACATGAACAACTTGCTGTAGATTATTTTCAACAGCAAGGAATCAAAGACAGAAACGCCCTAGCTACCATCCTAGGGAATATTAAGCAGGAATCTATGTTCGTGCCTAATATTTGTGAAGGTGGTAGTAAGACTCAGTACCATCACTGCGGACGTGGTTATGGTCTGATTCAATGGACATCTGCCAATCGTTATTATGGATTGGGTGATTTTGCTAAGAGATATGGTGGTTCTCCATCAACTCTCGATACGCAACTTCGTTATCTGACCAATGAAGTTCAATGGAAACGAATTGAAGATAGAATGAAAACTCCTGGAAAATCTATCAATCGTTACATGGACTATGCGTACAGTTGGATTGGTTGGGGTATTCATGGTTCACGTACATATTATGCCAATGAATATGCTAACAAACTGATTACGGTAGAAGTTTGACAAACTGAATATAGTGGGGGAGTTTGTTGTAGATTCTCCCCCCTTGTTAATTATTATTGCGGACATAGTGTAGAGGTAACACGTCATCCTTCCAAGTTGAAATCACGAGTTCGATCCTCGTTGTCCGATTATTGTTGTTACATAGAATAAAGAAATGTTAAAAGTAAGATGCAAAAATTGTAATACAGAGTTGGAAGCTCATTCAACACAAACAAAGTGTTGTGGATGTGCTAATTTGACTACAATTACAAATGAAAAAATCAGTGCAGTAGACCTTTCTCTAGTAGAAATAATTAGTTTGAATAAATCTAAAGACTCTAAAAATGTTCTAACAAAAGAGGATTTACTGTACCAAGAAGCAAGAAGAAATCGAAAAATTAGAAAGTTAGATTTTGAAATTCGTTAAAAATTAATATTCTCTTAATATATATTTTTGTATCAACACAAACTTCTTATATGAAGATGTTGAGTAATATAACTAGTATTATTCATAGTATTCAATCTTAACTCTATGGATCAACGCACCTACGACAATTGGGTGAAGATAAAGGAAATCTTTGAACAGTCTGGCAATACAAACAATATGTTTTACAAAAGAGCTTGTGCAATAGTGAAAACTAAAGTTGACCCACTTGCAAAGTTTCTTGGAGATGAAAAATGATGCATGAGCAAGAAGAATTTATTACAAGAACTGAAGTCCAGGAGATGATTGATGCTGCTATACGAAGGCACAATAGAAATGCTTCCATTATTTCTATGTGCGTTGGTTGGTTAGTTCTCGCTTTATTTGCCGAAGGACTATTAAGGCTTATTGGAGTTATTCCACCCCTACTACCATGGCTCAAAATTACACTCCCATAATATTTTTAGTCCCTTGGGTGATACTTATTGGTATAGCCCTATCAATGATTGTACAAGGTTGGATGATTATGAATGCTCAAAATGGGTATACGAAAAGTCCAAAAGTTAAACACCCAGAAATGAACGATGTTAAACCAGGAGACCCGTTACTTGTGATTAGATTTACAGAAGAAGATGAAGAACAACTGCAACGCAGAGTTCTTCAACAAAAAATGGATGAACTTTTTGAGGAACCCTCTACTTATGAGGACGAAGATGACGATGGAATGGCAGGAACTTATTGAGTTCCTCACAAAACAAATTTTGATTTTTATTGTGTTTATGTGTGGTCTTATTATTGGATATGTTTACGGTATCAAAGAAGGAGGTAGTTCGTAATGACAAACTTACTTTTTAGTACAATGACTATATTTGGGGTCATTGGACTTTTTATTATCTGGGGACTTAATCACGCATACCCACAATGAAACACGCACTTATTCTTACCTTATGTTTTTTGCCTCTAGCAATTATCTACATAATAATGAAACTATCTTTATGGTTATCTACAAGTGTATCTGAGGCAAAGTATGTCAGAGAAGATGCCAAACGACCACACGGACCTTACTTGGAGGATGCATATGCAGACGCTGATGAGGAGACAGAGGATTATTGAAACAAAAGATATTATAGAAAAAGCAATACAAGATTGGTACTTTGAACATGGAAAAGAAGTGCCAAATTGGAAAATGCAAAAAGACCCACAATGGTGGACTGACTATCTAAGAGAACTTAACGGGGATCACGAAGAAAACGACGATTGGTAAACGAATGAAAAATATAGTAATTTTTGGAGCAACTGGAGATTTCTGTAGAAGGGAGAGAATTATGAAAGTAGGACTAATTGGATTAGGAAGAATGGGCGAAGGAATGTCTCGCCGCATGATGAAAGCAGGCATAGAAGTTTGGGGTTATCGGAGGAATTATGAAAAAGCAAATGAAGCCTTTGAAAAGGGATTTGTTAATGGAATTACAACTGATATTGAAAATCTTGTTAAAGTAGTTAAGAGAAACAAAGAAGGTCATAAGCAACCAGGGGTCTTTCAGATGGTTGTTCCTGCAGAAACAGTAGAGGAGACGATTAATGAGTTACTACGATATTGTAGTGAAGGTGATATTATTATTGATCATGGCAATAGCAATTTTAAAGACAGTCGGAAAAGAGCAGAACGTCTGGCAAAGTTGGGTGTCCAATATATTGATTGCGGTACTTCTGGTGGTGTTTACGGTCTGGATCGTGGATACTGTCTTATGGTTGGTGGCGGAAATACTGCGGTCGCCACTTGTGCGAGCATTTTTGATGCCCTCTCTCCAGGAATCGACGCTGCCCCCAGGACTCAATTTGACTCGGACATAACCTCTGCAGAGCATGGTTGGTTGCATTGTGGTGGTCCTGGTGCGGGACATTTTGTAAAGATGGTTCATAATGGAATTGAATATGGTATTATGCAAGCATATGCCGAAGGATTTAATATTATTAATAATGCTAATGCAGGTGCTCAGTATGTCAGAGAAGGAGATGCAGAAGTTGCCCCAATGGCAGATCCAGAAAGTTATTGCTATGATATTGATGTTGCTGAGGTGGCTGAGTTGTGGCGTAGGGGTAGTGTTGTTGGTAGTTGGTTACTTGACCTTACCGCTGATGTTCTACGGAATGATGGTCAACTTAAACAGTTCTCTGGAGGAGTTTCCGATAGTGGTGAGGGTCGTTGGACTGTTTCTGCCGCTGTGGACCTTGGTGTACCCGCTCCTGTCATTACTACTGCCCTTTTTGAGAGATTTAATTCACGCAATCTGGGCACTTTCGCAGTCAAAGTTTTGAACGGTATGCGTTATATGTTTGGTGGACATCACGTAAGATAGGAGTTTTTAAATGGACCGATACAAAGATTTTTCAGACTATGAACTTAAATTACTTGCAGATGCAGTATGGATGAGACAAAGATGTTTCATTGCTGGTGATAGAAGATTTAGAGAATATGGAGTTATTTTGGATGAGATTCGTGAAAGAATCGATTATATTCCAGGAGTATTTGCGTAATGTTATTAGCAAAAGCATTACTATTTGTTTCAATACCATTTGTGCTATCTACACTTTACTTCGGAACACGAGGAGGATATTATGACTCCAAAGATTACAAGGGGAATGGCACCGCACACTAAGGAGAGGTATCAATTTGCTGCCTCTGCTTTTGTTAGAATGTGGGGTCACAGTTCATTAAACGATTATAAAATTAAAGATTTTTGCCTTGAGTGGGCACATCGAGAAGAAAATGCCCCGTTAGATAATTTCGTTGTAGACCAATA